TGTTTAAATTGTGCTTCAATGGTTTCTGCGGAAACTAACACAGCAGAATTTGACATACAAATACAAATAACATATAAGGAGGTATAAAATGAAATCAATAAAAGCAAAAAAGGATTTTACCTTAAACAATATTGATTATTTTGCAGGAGATGAAGTAAAGACAAAAGATATAAAAGAAATAATCAAATTAAATGAACAAGGATTTATTGAACCTCTATCAAGAAAAGAAATAACATTAATTCAAAGAGAATTAACAAATAAAGAAAGTGAGGAGGAATAATAAATGAGTGAAACAACAAAAATAACAAGAGAGCAATTTGTAACATACTTAAACACAACACCAAAAGAAGACACAGCAAGTTGGTCATTAGTAGGTATTGGTGTAACATCTTATGGAATAGCATATAATCCACAAGTTACAACTGAAAAATGGATAATTAACAAATCTGCTACATCTTCATTAGATAGTTATCAAAGACAAGGAGATGTAAGCCAAAAATGTTATAAAGGAGACCCAATATTTGAATATATAAACGAATTAAGAAGAACTTGCGGAATAGGTTCAGAAGTAGAAACTCAAGCATTAGATATAGATAGATATGACAGTACATCAGACAGTAAATATAAAGCAACAAAGTCAGATGTAATTATAGCTATAACTAATTATATGGCTGAGGATGCAGTAATTGAATATTCAATATACTATAACGGAGACCCAGTACAAGGAACAGTAACATTTGCAGATGAAAAACCAACATTTGTTGCAGCAGCATAGAAAAACCTTAAAAGTAGGAAAGGCAAAACTTCCTACTTTTTATTATATAAAATATTAAAAAATGAAAGGAAGTTATATTAATTTATGGAAAATTATATAAGTCTAAAAAAGAAAGATACATTAAAAATTCGGAATAAAAACAGATGAAGGAGTAGATACAGGCAATTACTTGGAATTTGATTTAGAACAAGTTGATTATAGATTAAAATTAAATGAATGTGAGAAACTTTATAAAAAAAGTTGGCAAGAATTAAAAGCCAAAAAATTAGTAATTGAGAAAAGACCTGATAAAAAAGGTAAATATTTATTAAGTTATAATGAAGAAGAAATAGCAAAAGCAGAACAAGAATATTATAATAAAATTATGGAAGCATTAGATTTATTCTTAGGAGAAGGTGGAACTGCTAAACTTTTAAATGGAAGAAAACCATATTTAAGAATGTTTATTGATATAAGCGAAATAATAGAAAATGATATAATGCCTCTTATTGAGAAGAAATCAAAACAAATACAAGATGAAGTAAAGAAATCTATAAAAGAAGAATATAAAAATAAGAAAAGTGATGTGATTGAGTAATGGCATATCCAACAAAAGTAAGAATTGGAGATAAAGAATATCCAATTAATACAGATTTTAGAGTTGCATTAGAATGTGATAGAGTAGCGAAAGATGAGACAATAAAATATCCAAAAAAAGAAATGACAATAATATATTTATTATTCGGCGACAAAGGATTAGATGATGAAGAAAATTATTGTAAATTATTAGAGTTAGGTCAAAAATACTTATTATGTGGTAAAGAATATATTGACAATAAAGAAGAACCTGATATGGATTTTGAACAAGATATGGATTATATAGAAGCTAGTTTTATGAGCGACTACAATATAGATTTGTCAAATACGGGAATGCATTGGTGGAAATTTTATAATTTAATGAATGGTTTGTCTAACAGTGAAATGGGAAATTGTTGTGTATTAAATAGAGTAAGAAATCTAAGAACATTTGACACATCACAAATAAAAGATTTAAAAGAAAAGCAAAAAATAGAAGAAGCAAAACAAAAAGTAGCATTAAAGAAAAAAGAAAAGCCTTTAACAAAAGAACAAGAAGAAAGTATAGCAAGGTTTAATAAATTAGCAGGAATAGGCTAGAAAGGAGGCAAAAATGGATGGCTGGGTAACAATAGGAACAGAATTAGACACAGAACAATTAGAGCAAGATATAAAAAATGCTAAAAAAGAATTAACTGCCTTTCAAAAAGAAGAAGAAAAGTTGTTAAAAGAAAAAGGTAAAATTGAAGTTGATGTAAAAGAATATGAAAAAGCACAATATAATTTAGATATGATAAGCAACAAAATAAAAAAATTAAAAGCAGAACAAAAAGGACTATTTGTTGATGGAAGCTTATCTGAAAGCCAACGAAAAACATATGAAGAATTACAATCACAAATAGAGCAAGCAAAAAATAAACAAGCAGAATTAAAAAATGAAACTTCATCAACAAAGCAAAAAAATAAAGAAAATGTTAAAAAACTTGCAGAAATAAATCAAAAACTCAAAGAAAATCAAATAAATCAAGGTTTAGTCAATAATAAAATTGAAGAAGCAAATAAAAAATTAGCTCAATCAGAAGGATACGCTAAAGTTAAAGAAGAAATAAGTAGCATTAATGATAAAATGTCAGGAGCAATAAGAAAAGTTGCAAAATGGGCATTGGCAGTATTCAGCGTAAGAAGTGCTTATAGTTTAGTAAGACAAGCAAGCTCAACGCTTTCACAGTATAATGAACAATATGCAAGTGATTTAGAATATATTAAATATGTATTAGCTCAAGCATTAGCACCAGTATTACAGTATTTGGTTAAATTAGCATATCAATTGTTGACTTATATTAACTATATAGCTAAAGCTTGGTTTAATGTTAATTTATTTGGAAATGCAAGTGCAAAAAGTTTTCAAAGTATGAAAAATAGTGCAAGTAGTACAGCAAAATCAGCAAAAGAAATAAAGAACTCATTAGCAGGTTTCGATGAAATGAATATATTAAGTGATAATACAACAAGCTCAAGTAGTACATCAAGTGGTGCAGTAGCTCCAAGTGTAGATTTATCAAACTTGGATGTTGAGATTCCTGAATGGTTACAATGGATAGCAGATAATAAAGATAAAGTACTAGGATTTTTTACTACTTTAGGTGTAGTAATAGCAAGTATAAAAATAACGGAATTTTTAGATAAATTAGGTTTAATAGGAGAAGGAATAAATAATATAGATATAATTATAAAAGGATTAGGAATAGGCTTAATTTTATATGGAGTATATGAGACTATTAAAGGAATTACTGATTTTATTGCAGACCCTAGTTGGGAAAACTTTTTAACAATATTGCAAGGAATAGCATTAGTAGTTGCTGGAATAGCATTAGTTATGGGAAATTGGATAGTTGCAGTTATAGCTTTAGGAGTAGCATTAGTAACTTATATAATTAAAAATTGGGATAGCATTTCTGAAATACTTGGACAAATTGGTGATTGGATATATGAGAATGTAATTACTCCAGTTTGGAATTTTATTAAAGCGTTCGGAGATACAATATGGTCTTTTATTAAATTAATTGTAAGCGGAATACAAGCAATTTTTACCACTTTAATAAATATTCTAATAAATCCGTTTGTAATATTAAAAGATACTGTCGTGGGAGTATTTAACGGCATTGTAACTACAGTCAAAGGAGTATTTAATGTTATAAAAGGTTTATTCACTGGAGACTGGAGAACGGTTATGAATGGATTTAAGCAAATATTTAAAGGTGCATTTGATACTTTGTGGACTATTGCTAAAGCACCAATAAATTTAATTATAGGTGGTATTAATGCTTTAATAAAAGGAATAAATAAAATAAGCTTTGATGTACCAGACTGGGTACCAGTAATAGGCGGACAAAAATGGGGATTTAATATTCCAACTATTCCAAAACTTGCAACAGGTGGTATTATAAATATGCCACGGAAGAGGAGTACCAGTTGGTGGAGCAATAGCACGGTGAAGCAGGAAGAGAAGGTGTAATTCCTTTAACAGACAGTCAAGCAATGCAAGAACTAGGCGAAAGTATTGGTAAATATATTACTATAAATGCTAACATAACAAACACAATGAATGGCAGAGTAATATCAAGGCAATTACAAAAAATACAAGGAAATCAAGATTTTGCGTATAATACATAGAAAGGAGTTAGTAAATGTTTATAAATAAAGATAGTATAATAATAAATGGTGTTTCAATTGGGCAATACTTAACACAGGCAGATTTTGAATATAATAAATTATGGTCAAGTGATAGTGGTAGAAATCTAGCAGGAACACAAACAGGCACATTAATTGGAATATTTCCAAAATTAGTGTTACAATTTAGAAGTTTAACAAAAGATGAAGTTCATTTATTAGCTCCTATCTTAGATAGCGCAAATCAAACAACTCAATATTATGATGACAATAAAGGTGCAATGGTAACAATGACAACATATACAGGAGACTGGAAAGCAGTCAGCAAAAATATGTATCGTGCAGAAGGATTTAGTTGTAGCTTTATTAGTACGAAGAAAAGGAGTTGATAATAAGTGAAGCAACATACACAAAAATTTAAAGAACAAATATCATTATTGGGTAAACAACAAAGTGTACAAATTGGTTATACAATAGATGAAAAATACAATGTGTTGACTGCAGATGATATTAATAGTGCTACTCCCTCTTATGAGGGAAGCCTATTAAAATCAGTTATGAAGCAATTAGAGTTAGACAGCAATACAGATATACCAGTAGGAACTGCAATTAATTTTAAGTATGGTTTATTAGTCGATGAAGAGTATGAATATATAGATTATGGTAATTATATTGTATATTCAAGTGAAAAACAAGAAGACACAAATTCATATTCTATATTATGTTATGATAAATTATTATATAGTATGAAAGACTATGAAAAAATGAATATAACATATCCGATAAGTATAAGAAACTACATAAATGCGATATGTGAACATTTAGGCTTAACTTTTGCAAATAGCAATGGTATATTTGCTAATTATAATAGAGAAATATCAACAGAATTGTATTTAGACAGTAGTGGAAACAGCTTAGGATATACTTTCAGAGATGTACTAGATGAATTGGCACAAGTTACTGCTTCAGTAATATGCATAAACGCAAACGATGAATTAGAAATAAGATATATAAATGATACAGGCGATACAATAGATGAAGAATATTTAAAAGATGTAAATGTAAACTTTGGCGATAAATATGGCAAAATAAATAGTATTGTATTAAGTAGATCAGGCGAAAGCGATAATGTATATTTAAGAGATGAAACAAGTGTACAACAAGATGGACTTTGTGAAATAAAAATAGTAGATAATCAAATAATGAATTTTAATGACAGAAGTGATTATTTAATAGATATTTTAGTAAAACTAAAAGGAATAGAATACTATTTAAATGATTTTTCTAGCACAGGAATAATGTATTATGATTTATTAGATAGATATACTGTTAAAATAGGCGATAACGAGTATAGTTGTGTAATGCTAAATGATGAATGTGATATAACACAAGGATTAGAAGAATTAATATATACAGATGAGCCTGAAACAAGCGAAACAGACTATACAAAAGCGGATAAAACAGATAGAAAAATAAATCAAACATATGTTATTGTGGATAAACAAAACCAACAAATAGAAAGCGTTATAAGTCAAACAACTGAGCAAAATGAGAAAATAAATAGAGTAGTACAGACAGTAGATGAATTAAATTCTAAAATAAGTGATATAGCAGATATAACAACATCTCAAGAGACAAATAAAGCAACATTATCGTTTGAAAAGATAAATCAAAGTGAGCCAATTAGAATTGAAATACATCCTATTGTCACAAATATTTCATTTTTATATCCTAGAGACAATTTATATCCTAGTGATGATTTATATATGACTGATAGAAAAATAAGATTTACTAATATAACAACTAACAATTATATCGAATATGAATTACCTGCTGATTTACTATACTATGATAGTGAAAATTATGATGAATTTATATTAGATTATGACTCACAAACTTGCATTATTAATAAAAAAATAGGCTATAATGCAGATGGGACAACATATATTTTAGAAAATTCAACAACAATAGAGTATGAATATCCTAGAATATTATTAGAAGATGGAGATTACACAATAGAATTATTAGGCTATGATACTGCATATTTAATGGTAAGATTGATGTCACAAAATATATATACAACACAATTTGCAACAAAAGCAGAGGTCAATTCAGAAATAAGTCAAACTGCTAACGAAATCAATTTAAGTGTAAATAAAAAATTAACAAACTATACAACAAGAACAGAAATGAATAGTGCAATAAGTATAACTGCGGAAGGAATCAACTCTGAAGTAAGCAAAAAAGTAGGCAATGATGAGGTTATTTCTAAAATAAATCAAAGTGCAGAAAAAGTAGGAATAAATGCAAACAAAATAGAATTATCTGCAAATGATGTTTTGAATTTGCTTGCAGGAAACACAATAAATTTAACAAGTAAAAATATTGTAATTACAAGCGATAAATTAAATATTGATAAAGAAGGAAATATAACTTTAGGTGGAAGCGAAAGTAATCCAGCATTTAGTGCAAAAGACTCATACTCAGAAACTTCTTTATATCCATTAGGAATTTTGAATGAAAACAATATAACAAACCAATGGGCAAGTCTTCAAAAAGGTGGATTAGGAGTTGGAACTTCTGGAACTTCTATAACTCAAATAGGCGGTATGAATTCCGATGGAATGTTTCATCGTGCAGTATATAATAATACTTCTTCTAGTAGTGCAAATGTTTATATAGATGGTGCAGGATATTTTTATCGAGCAACAGGTTCAAGTAAAAGATGGAAAAAGGATATAACAGAAAATATTGAGGAAAGATTAAATCCAAAAGCATTGTACAATTTGCCAATTAAGCAATTTAAGTACAAGGAAGATTACTTAAACGAGAATGATAGAAGATATAACACAAATATTCTAGGATTTATAGCAGAAGATGTAAAAGAAATATATGAGCCAGCAGTTCAATACGATACAGATGGACAAATAGAAATGTGGAATAGTGATGTAATGATACCAGCTATGCTTAAATTGATTCAAGAACAATATCAACAGTTACAAGAATTATCAGAAAAAATAGAATATTTAGAAAATAAATTAAAGGAGGAAAATAATGGTTAATTTTGAAAATGGAGTAACACCGTTAAACGATACTAATTTAAATAAAATGCAAATAGGAACATCTTTATATGAAGATGAAACAGGAACAAATGGACAAATAACATTCAGTGAAGAAATAGCCGATGGAGATGAAATTGAAATAATATATTGCAGAAGAAGAGCGTCAAATGACACATCTGTTTATAAAACTACTGGAAAAATCCCATATAAAAGTGGCATGGAGATTATATTAGATTTAAATTATTATGCAGCAGATACAAATCATCAAAGTATTGCTAAAATTGTAACAGTAAGCGATACAAAACTTACTGTAAGCGGAGAAAATTCAGTAATTGATACGAGTGGAACAATATCTATACAAGCAACCTCAACAATATATATAACAAAAGTTATTAAATATTAAAACATACAAAACTATTGAAACAATTTACAAAAAATGGTATAATTGAAATATAAAGGAGATTGTGCATATGGAACTAACAATAGCGATGGGAATAAGTATATTAAGTGCAGTCATAAGTGTATGTTCTTTTGCTTTCAATAGAAAAGACAAGTCTAATGCAGATGTTAAAGATGATAGTTATAGATGGCGGAGCTATTGAGACAAGACTTAGTAACATAGAAAAATCTTTAGAAAAAATAGATGTTAAATTAGATAGTTTTGACAAAGAAGTAGAAGAGAAAATACAAGAAGCAATAAAACATCACGAAAAAGAAATGCACTCAGGTAAATAGATTTTAATTTTAAAGGGGAATATTTAAAATGAAAAGTTTAAAAGAAGATATTGAACAAGCCAAAAGTGAATTAGGAGAACTTAAGGAAAATTATGGAGTGGTAGGTTTATATCGTGAGATAATAAGAGATTTAAAAAAATCAAGTAAAAGAAATTTTATAATTATAATAATACTTTTATTTATGTTATTTGGCTCAAACATTGCGTGGATTATATATGAAAGCCAATTTCAAACGATATCAACAATTGAAGATTATACTCAAGAAACAGAATTTATAGATAATTCAGATGTAACACAAACTATTAATTAGGAGTGATAAGTTATGGGATATGCAAGACAATCTAAAAGAGTAATTACAATTACTAGAAAAAAGGTTGGTAAAAGTAATGGAAAGAAAAGAATTAGAAAATCTAAAAGAACTAAATAAAAGCCAATATGAATATTTATGCGAAGAATTACTTTTAAATGATTTAGAGAAAAAAATATTATTGGATAGAATAAAAGATAAATCAATAATAGAAATGTCGATGGAAAATAACATATCCACCACAAAAGTAAGCCGAATAATTAAAAAAATAAAAAATAAAATTTCAAAGATATAAAATAACAAACGAGAACAGGTTTAAAAGCCTGTTCTTTTTTATTTGATATAGTTTTATACCTAATGGGTAAAAGTGTCTTAAAATCGAATGTCATTGTAAATAAACACACTAATATGAAAAACAGATTTATTTTTATTAAAAATGATAAAAATGACAAAAAAATGAAAAATTTTCTCAAAAATTATAAAAAAATTTCAATGAATTATCGATAATTTCAACTTTTATTTTTGTTGTAATATAAAAATAGAAAGGAGGGTAATTAGTTATATATAAAGTTTTGTTTTGGGAGTTCCCCTATAAGAAAAACAAATGCTAATTATTCTCTTTTTTATTATATTATGAAAGGAGTGTTTATTATGGCAGAATTTGCAAGTAAAGGTGTAGCAGGAGCAGGATTAGGATTAGGAATTGCTGGAACAAGTTTAGCTTTACTTAATGGCGGACTAGGAAACATATTTAATGGAAATGGTTCAACAAATGTAGTAGCAGATGAATTAGCGAGTGCTTTACCATTTATGGCAGGAACTTTATCCGCAGGTGGTTTTGGAAGGAATAATCAACATTGTTTTGAGGAACAATTTGCAACACATTATGAAATGGAAACACAAAAAACATTAGCAGAAAAAGATTCAACAATTGCAAAACTTGAGAGTGAAAAATATACAGATAATGTAGGGCTTGAAGTTTACAAATATTTTGATGAGCAGTTAAAAGCATTAAATCAAAAGTTATGTGATAGCAATAAAGACCAGGCGGTAATTAATGCTCAAGTTGAAAGTGGCTTAAACGTACAAAATACTCAAATTGTAAGTCTAAGTAACACATTAGCAAATATTACAAAAACAGTAATTCCTAACGCAAGCGTTTGCCCAGGTTGGGGAAATGTAACAGTAACACCAACAAATGGTTCAACAGTGTTGGGATATAACTGCAATGTATTTTAAAAAATCCGATTAAATTCGTTTGACTTTATATTTTGAAACTACTGATATAAAGTCAGTAGTTTGTTTTTTAGGAGGTATATATGAAAGAAAAAATAAAAAAAATATTAGAAACAAAATTTAATATTGAGAATATGACAATAGAGCAATTATCAACATTTTATAATTTATATGAAAAAGTCAATAAAACAGGAGGTGTAAAATAATGGAAAGACAAATATTTGCAACAGGAATTGAAGTAACAAATAATCAGGTTGTTCTATCTTTTAATCAAGTTCCAGCAATAACAAGTACGGGATTTTTCTGCTTTAGGTTTAGTGAAAATTTAACTTTGCCAAGTAATTATGCAACATTACCAGTCTATGCGAATGTAACAATAAACGGAACTGCCACACTTGTTCCTGTATATGATAAATATGGAAATGTAATGACTGGCAGTGAGATTATTTTAAATAGTAATGGTGGAATATGTACGAGATATGTATATCGTTCATACACAGGTTTAGTAGGTTCAGAATATCATTTATTATATTCAAACATTCCTAAAATAACAGTTCACTAATAAGGGGGAATATATATGTATAATTACACGCAAGTATATAATGGAATAGCACAATATATTGAAACAGATATATTGTCAAATATAAGTGGTTGGCAAAAATGGGTTGTTGGTGCAGGAATATCAATGGCTTTATCTAAAGGAAATGAAATATTTGAAAAAATAAAAGAAATCCCTATAATTAAAACGCTAGGTGTTATAGATAGCAAAGGGAACATAGATGTAGATGAGTTATATAAATATTTAAAAGAGCAGGCAGAAAAATCATCTATAACAATAAACAATCCAATAACTGGTGCAATAACATTTGACAAAAAAGACATAGATAGGTTATATGAGTTTATTAAAGGTCAAAAATAAATGTATAGAAAAAATAATAATATATTAAGCCAAATTGACATATTAGCATTAGCAGGTGTGGGACTAGCAGTTTGGGGATTATTTCTAAATTACAGAAATATGAATGAAAATGAACAACAAACGCAATCACTTAAAGACCATTTAGAAAATCAAGACAACGATTATTTGAAAACATCAATTGAACAAAACAATTTAATTATACAACAAAATAAAGATATATTAGCAAGACTATAAAAGAAAGGAGAAAAAAATGAGTGAAATAGAAAAATATATAGACGATATAATTGAAAAAGGAAAAAAAGAAGATATGGAGAAATTATCAGATATGTTAGAAAATCTAATATACAAAATGAAAGAATATGATGAAGATTTGTATCATAAATATAAAATGAAATTATATGAAATGGCAAACGGAAAAAAAATAAATGAAAAAATAGCTGTAGAGTGGGTTCAAAAAATGATACCTGCACATCAACATTGGACAATAGAAGAAACCACAAATGCAATGCAAGGATTAGGATATGCTTGCGATAAGTTAGAATATTGGGTTGTTTCAAATATGATGTATAATGATTATTATAACTTAGTCAAAGATGATGAAAAATTAGCTTTACAATTAGCAAAAGATTGGTTAGATGACGAAGATAGTGTAAAATGTAAATTATATGAATATTGGAAACATATTGTACAAAAATAAAAAATGATGTATAATATAAGTATGGTTACCTTTATTTCTTAAATTTAAAAATAGTAAGTCTTATATAAAATATAAGAAACTGCTATTATTTTTTTTTATTTTGTGGTATAATTTAGTTAAAAGGAGGAGATATTATGAATATACAATTAATAATTGAAATTTGTATTATAGCAATAATAATAATAGCATTTCTTATATGGTTATTTTGGCAAATAAAAAAGCAAGGACTTAAAACATTTGCGGTGGAATTTATTGTTTATGCAGAAGAAAATATAAAATACAACGAAGATAAATTTGACTATGTTGTAGAACAATTAATAAAGTTAATACCTAGTCCATTAAATTTTTTTATTACAACATCAATGGTAGAAAAATTAACACAAAATGTTTTTGATTTTATAAAGAAATCTTTAGATTATAGACCAAATGAATAAAATGTGTTATAATAAAAATGAGGCTAGGTTAGAAGTCATGAGCTAACCAAAAGCACAACCTCATTCGTGTTGCCTCATATAAAATTTTAGAATGAGGAGAATGAGGTAAATATGAAAGAAGTTATTGATTTAACAGGACAAAAATTTGGGAGACTAACAGTTTTAGAAAGAAGAGGAAGCAATAAACAACACAATGCTTTATGGCTATGTAAGTGCGAATGCGGAAAAGAAAAAATTATTTCTTCTATTAACTTAAGAAAAGGAAAATCAAAAAGTTGTGGTTGTTTAAGAGATATGCTTCACGAAGGAAAAAACAATCCTAGTTATAAACATGGAGAAAGTAAATCAAGGATATATCATATTTTGGCGGGAATGATACAAAGATGTGATAACTCAAATTGTAAAGCTTATAAAAACTATGGAGATAGAGGAATAAAAGTCTGTAATGAGTGGAAAGATAAGGAAAATGGTTTTATAAATTTTTATAATTGGGCTATAGCCAATGGATATGATAAAGGTTTAACAATTGATAGAATAGACAACAACGGAAATTATGAACCTAATAATTGCAGGTGGTCAAACAGATTAGAGCAAAATAATAACAAAAGAAACACTAAAAAAATAGTTTATAATGAAAAAACATATACTATAATGGAATTATCTAAAAAGTTCAATATTAAATATGAAACATTATTGTCAAGATATAAAAAAGGTTGGGATATAGAAAAGATAATAGTTTGTCCCAAAAAGGAGGTATAATTTATGAGTAAATTTGGAATTGATTTATCACATCATAATACTATAACAGATTGGAGCAAAGTAAAAAGTCAAGTGGATTTTGCCATACTAAAATTAGGAAATATAGGAGACAATAAAAAATTTTGGAAAGATGAAAAATTTGACACATATTATGAAAATTGTGTTAATTCAGGCATTCCTGTTGGTGTTTATGTTTATTGTTATTCAAATGAAATAGCAAATGCAGAAGAAGGAGCTAGACAAGTTGTAGAAGCTTTAAAAGATAAAAAACTTTCATTGCCTATATATATAGATATGGAAGATAGTGAAATAAAAGCAGAAGGAAAAGATAAGCTAACAAATATTTGCATAGCATTTAATACTATAATAGAAAATGCAGGATATTGGGCAGGTGTTTATGCTAATAGAGATTGGTTTGATAATTACTTAAATAAAGATGCCATAAAATCAAAATATACAACTTGGATTGCAACATATACTTCAGGAACTAATAAATATGAGGGCGAATATGATATATGGCAAAATTCATCAAACGGAAAAATAGATGGAATTACTGGCAATGTTGATACAAATTATATGTATCGTGATTTAATGGCTGAAATTGGAAATATAGAGCAAACAAATACATCTCAAACAACAAAATCAATAGTAGATTTAGCTAATGAAGTAATTGCCGGTCAATATGGAGATGGAGAAGCAAGAAAGCAAGCTTTAGGTTCATTATATAATGATGTACAAGCAAAAGTAAATGAAATCTTAAATGCTAAAAAAGAATTAACATACACAGTACAAAAAGGTGACACTTTATCTAAAATTGCGAGCGAATATAATACTACATATCAGGAAATAGCAAAGAAAAACGGAATATCAAATCCAAACAAAATTTATGTTGGTCAAGTTTTAAAAATATAAAGTAAAATTAAAAAATTTATAGATAATTGTATAAGATAAACATTAAAAGTCTAGTATTTACTAGGCTTTTTATTTATCCTAAAAAAATTAAAAATATTTCAAAAAAGTATTGACAAGTAAATACTAGTATGGTATAATAAATACATAATAACAAATAAATAAATTTTGGAAAGGTAGGTAAAGGTTATGGAAGAAATTAAAAAATGGAAAGAAGTAGAAATAAAAAATACATTAAAAGCTTGGAATAGTTGGGTAGATGAACTTAAAGAATTAAAAGATAAAGGTTATAAAATTCATAGTTTAGCAAAATATCAAGATGCTAATCCATTATTTAGAAATAATTATTATACTTCTAGAGAAAGAATGAAACAAATTATATCAGATGAAGTTGATATACATTTTAATAAATTACAAAATAAAGTTGAAGATAAAATAGGTAAAATACTTAAAATTGAACCAACTGGAGAAAATGGATACGATTTTAGTTTTATTGGAGAAAGTGGTAATTGCGAAATAAAAGTAATACTAGCAGGTGGTTATAATATTCAAAGATTACATACAAGATGGATTATAAAGAAATAATTTAATAAAAGATGAGCTAACAGACTTAACGGGCAAATGAATAAATAGGAGGTAAAAGAAAATGGAAAAGGAAAGGATAAAAATTAATTGTTTAAATGAGTTTTATAGCATAGAATATATGTCATATGGAGCAGAATATATTATTGTAAATAATCATAATATTGATAACGAAAAGGTATTAGAATTAGTAAAAAACAATATTAATAGATATGTAACTATATTTGTTACAGATAATAAATACATAACTAACTTTACATATCTTAATGAATATTTCGCAAAAAGAAAATATATAGAAGAATATAAATGCATAACAAATGTATATGATGAAAAACTTTCAATAGAAAAAAATTATGAAATATTAAAAGAAATTATTGCTGAAGTACAAAATGAATTTAATCAAGCAATTAATAATTAAAAAGGAGGTGAGAATTATGTGGAAAAATATTAATATAAATACAAATTTAATTGAATTAGATAATGGAAATTCAGCATTAATCAAATGTCCAAGTACATCTTCATTTAAAGGATATGTGTTTTGGCATCCAAGCAAATGTATTCACGATGATAGATATTCTTTTTGTGTAAGTTTAGGATATACTGATGATTGGAAATTCAGATTAATTAAATATGGAAAAGGAAAATGGAACAAAAACAAAAAAATAGAAGAAATTGAAATAACTGCTCCAGTTTTTGAAGAAATGTTCGGTATAATTAATGACAACACATCTTACAAAAATAGAAAAATATATGATATCTTAGAAACTCATAAACCTGAATATATTGAACCTGTACAAGATAATTTAAAAGATGAATTAAGAGATGAGGAAGATTAAAAATGAATAATCAAAAAAAAGCTTTTCAAAAATTAAGTAAATTAAAATGTGGTGCTTTATTTATGGAAATGGGAACAGGGAAAACTAAAGTTGCATTAGATTTAATTAATTCAAAAATTCATAAAGTAGATATAGTTCTTTGGATTTGTCCAATTTCGATTAAACAAGAAATAATAAAAGAAAAAGAAAAATGGTATCCTGATTTAGAAATAAATGTTGTAGGATGTGAAAGCATTGGTTCGAGCGATAAAATCTATTTGGAAACTTTAAATTTAATAAAAAACAAAAATGTATTTACTGTTGTAGATGAAAGTTTGAAAATAAAAAATTCAGAAGCAAAAAGAACAAAAAGAATATTAGAAATTGGTAAATTATCAAAATATAGATTAATTCTCAATGGAACACCATTAAGCAAAAATGTAATGGATTTATGGACACAAATGGAATTTTTAAGTCATAAAATATTAAATATGACTGAATTGGAATTTAAAAACACTTTTTGTGAATATTATCTTCACGGAAGAAAAAAAGGATTAGTCAAAAAAACATATAACACTGAATATCTTATATCATTGATACAACCTTATATTTTCGATAGTAAGCTTGATCTAGAGATTAATACAAAATATGAATATTATTATTATGACAATCTATATTGGGAAGAATACAATCAAATAAAAGATGAAATATTTGATAATTATATTAATGAAGGTAAGTTTGACTTTTTTATATTATCAACTAAATTACAAAAATGTTATACAAAATCTTATATGACTGAATTAAGTAATTTAATAAATAAAATTAATGATAAAGTAATTGTTTTTATTAAATATTTATCAAATATTCCCAAAAATGCCAATAAAATAACTGGCGAAGAAACACTTAAAGAAAGAACTAAAATATTAAAAGATTTTGAAAATAACAAATTTCAAGTATTATATATGACTTATGGAGTAGGAGCTTTTGGTTTGAATTTACAGTTTTGTAATCATATAATTTTTGCAGACCAAACTTTTGATTATTCACAAAAAATACAAGCTGAACATAGAATTTATAGAATGGGGCAAAATAAAGATGTCCATTATTATAATCTATTTTGCAATTGTGGAATCGAAAAGATTATAATAAAAAGTTTAAATAAAAAAACTAACTTATTAACAGAAATAAAAAAAGAAATAGCAAAGAAAGGAGAAAAAGAATGGCTAAGAAATATTTAGATAAAAATGTATATGAATCGGCTAAAGAAAGAATTAGATTTTGCATAGAAAATTTTGATGACTTTTATGTTTCTTTTTCGGGAGGAAAAGATTCAGGAGTATTATTAAATTTAGTTATAGAAGTGGCAAAAGAAATGAATCGATTGCCCGTTAAAGCGGTATTTAGTGATTTAGAAGTTATATTTGAACAGACAAAAGATTATGTATTAAGAATGTTTGATAGATCCGAAGTGCAAGGATATTGGTTATGTTTAGAAGAATTAGATGAGAATGGGTCATCTATATTTGAAAGATATTTTAAAATATGGGATAAAAGTAAAAAAGACAAATGGATTCATCAACCACCAAAAAGAGATTATGTAATAACTGATGATAATTGCCCTGATAAATTAAAAAAATATTTACAACCAGATAAATTAGAATATTGGAGTATTGAACATTTCGGAGAATATTTATGTGATGAATTGAACTTAAATAACATATGTAACTTTATTGGTATGAGAGGTCAAGAGTCATATGGAAGATATATGTGTGTTAAAGTTGAAAAGAATAGAACAAAAATAAATAATTATACTTATAAGACTAAAGCATCAGGAGATAGAACTTTTATATCATTGCCTTTATATGATTGGCAATATAATGATATTTGGCATTATAATGCAATAAAAAAATGTGATTATAATACTATATATGATAAAATGCTAAAATTAGGCTTAAATTATTCTTTAATGAGAACTTGTTCTGCTTTTGGTGAAGAACAGAAAAAAACATTATATTATTGGAAAATATTTGAGCCTGAAACTTTTGAAAAAATGTTACAACGAGTAGAAGGTGTTAATTTTGGTTCTATTTATAATCATACAAACATAAATAGAGGGAAAATAAAAAAACCAAATAATATAACATGGAAAGAATATTTAGATATTCTTATGGCAGAATTACCTAAAGATGTAAAAGAAAACTTTCAAGAAAAATTTGATATAACATTTAGATATCATAAAACTATGTATGAGATAAAAGAGGGATTAAGTCCAGATTTCTACATATTAGATAGTAGAAAAGATGAAAAAGAAATGATAAAAAAAGGATATCCATCGAAATATTTTATTGTTTATGAAGACTTTTGCAATGCAATTATAAAAAGAGATTTTGTTTTTAAAAAATATGGTTTTGGATATAGCAATAAGATGAGTAAAAGAATAGAGGAGATGTATGATAAATGGAACAAACAAGTTTAGATTTTGAAGAAAATAAATTAATTCAAAATGGAATAGAAATAAAAATGCCAATATTAGTAAAATTAGATTATTTAAAGCCCAATCCTTGGAATCCTAATAAAGTAATGAAACCCGAAATGGATTTATTGGAATTAAGCGTTAAAAAGAGTGGATTTTGTTTTCCGTTAGTTGTAATAAAAGAAAATGAAACAAGTTATATGATTGTAGATGGATTCCATAGACATCTAATTGCAAAGAAATTAAAAATGGAATATGTTCCAGTAGTAATATTAGATGAACCAATAGATGAATTAATGAATGCAACAATCAGGTTTAATAGAGCAAGAGGAACACACCAAATAGATAGAATGAGCAATATTGTAGCTGAATTAGTAGAAGATGGATGTTCGGGAAGTGAAATCGCTAAAAATTTAGGAATGGATGCAGATGAAGTTTTAAGATTAAAACAAAACAGTGGAATTGCCGAAATATTTGAAAAAGATGAATTTAGTAAATCATGGGAATAGGAGGAAACATGAAAACAAAAAAAATAACAATAACATTAAAAGAAGATTTAATAGAAGATTTAAAAAAATATTGTGATAATAATGGATATAAAATTTCTACATATATTTCAAAATTAATTAAAGATAATATACAAAAAAAATAAATCAAAAAGTTGGAGTTCTAAAATGAACTTCAATTTTTTAAAATATTTTAAAAAAAGTATTGACAAAAATAATACAATAGTATATACTAATGAGCGAAAGGAGGAAATAAAAATGAAATACACAGTACGCAAATCAGGTAATTCATTAGTGCTAACAATTCCAACATTTGTTGCAAGAACATTAGGTATTACAAATGGAACAAAAATGGATTTAGAATTACAAGGAAAAAAAATTATAATAAGAAAGGAGGCAAATCAAAATGAAAAAGAAAATACAAAAGAATAAAATATATGAACTAATAGGAAAAACAGTAGTATTTGGAAGTATATATGCAGGAAGTATAGCATTTGTTATATGGTCATTTTTACAAAATACAATATATTAGGAGGTTAAATATGTTTAATAGAAAATTAATTAAAACATTAAAGCAAGTTATAAATGCTTTAGAAGAAGAAAAAAAGAAATTGGAAAAGGAAAATTCAGATTTAAAATTCAAAATTCAACAAAGAGATAAACTTATAGGAAATAATCAAAATGAAATTAAAATATTGTTGGAAAATTCTGCAGAATTAAGAAAACAAAATGAAGAATTAAAAATAAAAAATGAAGATAAAGAAAATAACTTAGAATTTATATGTAATAATTTATCTACAAAAAATAAAAAACTAATCAACAGAAATTCTGAAGATTAGTAAAATAAATAAATAAAAGGGCTATTTATTTGAATATTATATATTTATATGATAGCACAAAAATAAAATAAATACAAGGGGTAAATAAAATGAAATATAATCAATACAGAGAATTGAGTACAGGAGAGATAGTAGATGAAGAAAATGCCGAATGGTATGTGCTAGATAGATTAGGTATAACAATAACACCAAAAGGAAAAAATGGAGAAATGACACTAGAACAAATTGATAATATTAATTCTACAATAGAATGGTTTTTCAGCGGTAATTGGATTAAAGAAGAAATAGTAGAAGAAGAGGCAGATGTATTTGAAATACTAAAGGAGGAAGAATAAAATGGATTATTTAGATTTGGAAAATAATGAAACATATTGGGACACATATAGAGATTATATGACAGACAAAATAATAGATGAAAAGGAGAAAGCAGAAAATGGAAGAAAAAAATGAGTATATATATGAGAACATTATAGCTAGATATAATTCAGAACAATTGATTTATGAAAGAGCCATTTTGATAAAACAGTATATTATTATAAAAAAGAAATTAGCACTATTGGATGAAGAATATAAAAGAAGATTGGAGGATAAATAAATGAGAGATTTAAGAAGTGATGAAATAGAATGTAAAGTAGCAATGATAAAACAAAATGGATTAAGTTTATTATTATATAAAACAGCAAGAACAGATATGGAAATGCTTGATGAAGAATACGGAGAAATGAATTGGCAATGTGAATATAAAGAAATAAAAGGAAATATGTATTGTGGAATATCTGTATATGATAAGGACAAGCAACAATGGATAACAAAATGGGATTGTGGAGTTGAAAGTGCTTTTGGAGATAAAGAAAAAGGAGAAGCAAGCGATAGTTTTAAAAGAGCGGGGTTTAAATGGAATATAGGCAGAGAATTATATACAAGTCCTTTTATATGGATATCAGCGGAAAAATGCAATATAAAGGAAAACACAACTGGAAAATATACTTGTAATGACAAATTTGAGGTTGAATCAATACAAATAATTAATAAAGAAATAACAGGACTAGCGATTAAAAATAAAAGTTTAAAAGAAAATCAAAGAGTATTTGTATATAAGAAAGAGGATAAATAATGGAGCTATGGAATGAGATAGAAGAAAAATCAAAGTTATTGGACAAGGCAATAAAAGACCTTGCCAATAACGGCTATATATTAGCAGAAAAAGAAAGAAATTACAAAATAGCAGTAAATAAAAAAGCATTAGAATTAAGAGCAGAAGATACACCAGTTACATTAATTAATCAAATAATTTATGGATATGAAGATATAGCAAAATTAAGATTTGAAAGAGATACTGCTCAAGTAAAATATAATGCTAATTTGGAATACATCAATACAGTTAAGCTACAAATAAGAATATTAGAAAATCAATTATCAAGAGAATATGGAAATATTAAATAATTGGAGGTAATTATGGCAAATATAGGAAATATAGAAACAACAGTAGAATTAAACATAGAAAATTATAAAATTAATACAAGCAATAAAGGAAAATCAACTATAATAATAGGTAAAAAACAAAATATAGAAGATGGTGGAAATGAAATAAAAATAGAAATTCCAACAAAATTTAATAAATTTCAAAAGAAAATGTGGAAATTTCTATTAAATATAGATATTGAAGATATAAAGGAGTAATTATGGAAAATTATAAAGTATGGACAATGAAAGATGGACAACAAGTAAAAATTGAACAAATGACTAGTTCTCATATAGAAAATTGTATAAAAGCATTAGAAGAAGATAGAATAAACAAAATAATAAGTTTAGGTTGGGCAAATGATAATGATTATATTGAATATATGGAAGATACAGAATGGAAAAGTAATTGGATAAATGCTTTTAAAGAAGAATTGGAAAGAAGAAATAAAAATGGTTAAATGCAAATATTTATTAAAAAGACAAAAAAATTATAAGCCGATATGGTGGTGCAAAATAAAGAAACAACAAGTTATATTACCTTGCTACGAAAATTGCTTAGAATTGATTTTAAAAGTAAATAAACCTATAAAAAAAGTAAGTAATAAAAGAATAACAGTATCAAAAGAAACTTACGAAAAAGTTTTTGAAAGAGATAAAGGCTGTTGCAGATTAGCAGATACAACTTGTAATGGCGGTTTGGAATTGCACCATATAAAATACAGAAGTGAAGCAAAAGATTTAATAGATGAGCAAACAAATTGTATTATGTTATGCAATGCACATCATAGATTAGTGCATAGTAACAAACATTTATGGCAACCTATTTTATTAAATAAGATTAAAGGAGAGGATAAATAATGAATAAAAAAGAAGAATATTATAAAAGTATACCAGTAATAATTGGAAAATTATCTGAAATTGGAAGAAACGATCTAGCAGATGATTTAAAGATATACTTAAATTTGGAAGAACAGGAAATAGAAGATAAAAAACAAAAAATAAAATCAATAGAAAAACAAAATAAGCAAAATGAAATATTACAAGATAAAGTATATAAAAAAATATCAAAAGATTTTCACAAATATTTAGGAAAATATTTCAAAGAAGAATTTATACCAAAGCAAAAAATAAAAGATAAAATAAAAGAAATAAATAATATGGATATTGATGTGGATAATTTAGTATTACAGGGAGAAATACGAACTTTTGCAATTAAGCATTTAAAAAGTTTATTAAAGGAGGGATAAAAATGCAAATAAAAATATATAAAAACCAATATGGATATAGTACATTATGTAAAAATGGAGAAGATAAAATGTATTTATCAGTACAATTTAAGAAAGGAAATGAACCAAAAGAAGATAAAGCAACAATAAAAATAAATGATGGATTCTTTTCTATGTATAAAAATAAAGTAGGAATAGCATTTCCTAAACTTGTAATATTAAATTATGAAGTAGTAGATAATTATGAAAAAGAAGAAAGAGAAGCAATACAAAATGAAAATAACTATACATTAAATACAGATGAGTTGCCTTTCTAATAACCGAGGATTGCAAAATAAGGCATTTATTTATAAAAGGCAACAAACTATATGTCTAATAAATAAGTGCCTTTTAAATTGAAAATAAAAGGTTAAAAAATATTTTAAAAAATTTATAAAAAATACTTGACTTTTGTGTCACACAAATATATAATAAAGAAAATTAAGAAAGGAGGAAATAAAAATGAATGATATTGCAAAAATAAGAATAGACACAGAAACAAAGAAAAAAGCAATATTTATGCTTAAAACAAAAGGCACAGATTTATCAAAAGAAGTAAGAAAAATGTGCGAAAAACTAGCAGAAGAATACGACCAAAAAAAATAATAGTAAGGCTACTTGCAAATATCACTTACTACTATTGCTACTAAAATATATAAAGGCTAATGAAAACCTTTTTATATATTTTAACATAAAATATGATACATTGCAAGAGAAAGGAGAATTTTATGTGGAAGGTTGGATAAAATTACATAGGAAATTATTAGAAAATCCAATAATAATGAAAGACAGTGATTACTTATCAGTGTGGATATATTTATTGTTAAATGCTACACATACAGAATATGACACATTATTTCAAGGAAAAAGAATAACATTACAAAAAGGACAATTAATTACAGGAAGAAAATCCATAGCAGAAAAATTGAAAATTGACGAAAATAAAGTACAAAGAATTTTGAAATTGCTAGAAAATGAACAACAAATTGAACAACAAAAAAGTAACAAAAATAGGCTTATAACAATAGTTTCGTGGAACAAATATCAACAAAATGAACAACAAATTGAACAACAAGTGAACAACAATCGAACAACAAATGAACAACAAATGAACACAAACAAGAATATAGAGAATAATAAGAATATAAAGAATGAAATAGAAGTTACAGAAATAACAAAATGCTATGAAGAAAATATTGGAACGTTTACACCAGCAACAGCAGAAAAACTTTTTGATTATTTAAATGATATGGATTATACATTAATTATACAAGCAATTAAGCAAGCAACATTAAATGGAGTAAGAAAACCTAATTATATATTTGGAATACTAAATAGTTGGACAAATAAAGGATATAAAGTATTAGCAGATATACAAGATGAACAAAAAGAAATGAAAAAAACACAAAAAAGACAAGAAACAGAAGAAGAAAAATTAGAAAGATGGAGAAAAGAATGGGGGATAGAAGATGACACTTGATGAATTTAATAAAGAAATAGAAAAAGTTGAAAGATTCTACGAAAAGGATATACCTGAAGAACAGAAAAAATATTGGTATAAAGAAGTTAAATTAATGAATGTGAAAAGATTTCAAGCAATAATTGGACAAATATTTAGAACATCTAAGTTTTTACCAAAATTAGCGGACATTGTAGAAATAAATACTAATATGGGATATAGTACAACAGAAACATCCAAAAAAACAAAATGTACAAAATGTAAAGGTACAGGATATATTATATATAATAAAATTAAAAACGAAGGGGAAAACGCAAGAGAATATCAATATATGGCAGTATGCGATTGTGGGCTTAAAAAAAGATATGAGGGATGGAAAATATCAGATGAAAGACACAGAAATAATTATTATATACCACTAGCAAGCGAAATGGGATTATATATGTGAGTGTGAAGGAGGAAAAATAAAAATGAATAAGATAGAAAAATTAAAAAAATTCTTACAAGAAAATTATCCAAATATACAAGCATATAATACAAGAAATTTAGTAGGAGATTATATGATAAATGTATACAAAGCAGATAATATAAGAGTCGATTATGCTCTAGAATATGAATACATAGAAATATTTGGATTAAGTGATAAAGAATTTGATGATTTACTTGAAAATGGTTGTTTAAAAACATTTAAAATTAAAAATAAATAAGGAGATGGCACAAATGAAAATCAATCAAAAACAAAGAATATTAGATTATATAAAAGACTTTAAAAGTATAAGTACAAGAGAAGCATTTATTGATCTAGGAATTGCAAGATTAGGTGCTAGAATATTTGAATTAAAACAAGAAGGCTATAAATTTAGAGAAGAATGGGAAAGCACAAAAAACAGATATGGAGAAAAAACAGAATATAAAAGATTTTATTTAGAAGATGATATGGAGGCAAAAGATGAATAAGTACAGAAATAAAAAAATTCAAGTAGATATGTATGTATTTGATAGCATAAGAGAGAGCCAAAGATATAAAGAATTGAAATTATTAGAAAGAGCAGGAAAAATAAAAGAGTTAGAATTACAACCAAGATTTTTATTGCAAGAAAGTTTTAGAAAAAATGGTAAAACATATAGAAAAATAGAATATGTAGCAGATTTTAAATATATAGAAAAAGACAAAACAATAGTAGAAGATGTAAAAGGAATACAGACAGATGTATTCAAAATAAAACACAAATTATTTGAAAAAAAATATCCTGATTTAGAATTAAGGATAATTAAATAAAGGAGGAAATTTAAAGATGAAAGAAAAATTAAAATATGAAAATTTAACAAGTGAGCAAAAAAAATCAATGAGCGGTTATGAATTAAAAAAACTGAAAACAAATTATTATATTAGAAAGAGTATTAAATGGACAGCAATAGGAACTGTAATATTATTTATATTAATAACATTTTTTAATTGTTTTACAGTAGTAGAAACAGGATATGTAGGAGTTAAAACAAAGTTCGGAAAAGTTCAAGATGGAGTTGTTACAGAAGGTCTTAATTTAAAAACACCATTTATCGAAAAAATAATTAAAATAAATTGTAAGACTCAAAAGATAGAAGAAACAACGGAGGCATCCTCAAAGGATTTACAAAATGTAACAGTTAGTATAGCGGTAAATTATAATGTTATTAAAGATAGTTCAAATAAATTATATCAAGAAGTTGGAACTGAGTACGAAGAAGTAATTATTAAACCTGCAATATTAGAAAGTGTTAAAGCTATAATTGCTCAATATAACGCAGAAGAATTGATAACAAAAAGAAGTGAAGTTTCTAACAATATACAAGATAATTTAATAGAAAAAATAACGGATAAAGGATTTGATGTAACAGAATTTAATCTAACAAATATTGATTTCTCAGATGAATTTGATAAAGCAATTGAGACTAAAGCCGTTAGACAACAAGAAGTTGAAACAGCTAAAGCAGAACTTGAAAAGCAAAAAATACAAAATGAAAAGGAAATAGCATCAGCAGAAAAAGATGCTAAAGTAATGGAACTACAAAATCAACAAATAACAGAAAATACACTAAAATTAAAAGAACTAGAGGTTCAAGAAAAGTTGATTGAAAAATGGAACGGAATAACACCAACTACAATTTTGAGTAATGGTTTTAGTGCATTATTGAATATAGGAGAATAAGTAAGGAGGGATAAAAATGGCATTTGATTTAGATGATGAAGAATTGAGAGCTACAAGAGAGGCAAAAGGATTAGGACAAATTGGAGAAAATGAAGAGATAAAGATATTAGAAGATTTAATTAATAGATTTGCATTAGTTACAGTGAATGGGGAAGAATATAAAATTCCACCTTTGAAACCAAATGAAATACTAGCCATAGAAAACCTAATAAAAAGAAATAAAGAGTTAGAAGAAATAGAACAAGAACATAAGAAAGAAAATGGAGAGTTAAGAGGAAAAGTAAAAGAGTTAGAAGAAAAATGTAAAAAAGATTCGATTGTAATAATAGAATATCAAGATATTCTTGAAAATAATATACCAAAATCAGTAATAAAAGAAAAGATAGAAGAATTAGAAAAAACAAAAAGTAGACATTACACAGAAAATTGGGCAGACTGGAAAGATGATGAAGTATATCAATATATAATACAAGTTTTAGAAGAATTATTGGAGGATAAGTAATATGTGCAAATATTGTGAGAAAAATAAGAATATAAAAGAAAAATATTTTGATATAACAATAATAAATTCTTGTTTAGTAGTAGGCAATGAATGTAGCGAAGGTTGTGGATATGATAGAGCTAGATTTGATATAAAATATTGCCCAATGTGTGGTAGAAAGTTAGGAGATGAAGATAAATAATATGGCAAGTTTTAATAATATAAAAATAATAAATAGTGAATATAGAACATGTATAGTGTGTAAAAAGAGAGCATTATTTCATAAATGGGTACATATAAAAAATTTAATAGGACAGGAATATGAAGTAGGAATAGTAGAATATGAAAATGGACAAGTAGAAGAAGTAACACCGAATAATATAAAATTTTGTGATGATAAATTAAATAATTCTAGTTTTGCAAAGGAGGATTAACAAATGACAGATAAAGAAAAGAAAGCAATAGAATTTATGAAATTTTACAAAGAAACTTGTTTAAACAGAGAAAAGAACAATGTTTTAAATTATGAAACAATAAGTGATGAAGATTTTGTTTATAAAAACATTGACACAATTTTAAATCTAATACAAAAGCAAGAAAAAGAAATAGAATTAAGCAATAAAGTAATAGATAAGAGAAATCAAGAAAAGCTAAAATTAGTAGAAATACTTTTAAAGAAAAACGAGATAATAAATAATGCAATTAATGAAATAGAAAACATAAGACAATATTTTAGTGAAGATTTACAGCCTGACTTTATTAAAATATTAGAAATATTAAAAGATAAAAAAGTAATAGATTGGTAAAACAACATTTTGAAAATGAACTGAACAGCTCTGAACAGAATTGAACAGTAGAAAGGAGAGTATAAAATGGAAGATAAAATCGAAGTTGGAGAATATATAAGAGATAAAGCAGGAAATATTGCTTTAGTAAAGAAAAATCATAATGATATATTTGAAATAGAATTAAATAGTGGCAGAAGAATAAATATGTACATAGAATTTGTAGTAAAGCATTCAAAAAACATAATAGATTTAATAGAAGTGGGAGACTATGTAAACGGAGTAAAAGTAATAGATATAGGAGCAGAAATTAGAGATTGCAAATGTGCAAAAACTTTATATATGTTATCAGATATGGAAATAGGTTGGGCAAATACTTTATTTGAAGAACATATTAGTTCAATAGTAACAAAAGAACAATTTTCTGAAATAGAATATAAAGTAGAGGAGGACAAATAGTATGGAAAAGAATAGGATAATAAAATTTAGAGGAAAAGACTTATTAAATAAATGGAGATATGGAGATTTAGTGCAAGAAAAATGGAAAAGTCTTTTAGATACAAATGGAAAAGCATATATGATAAAAAAAGATAAAATAGCATGGACTGTAAAAAAAAATACAATAGGACAATATACACGGATTACACGATAAAAACGGAAAAGAAATATATGAACGGAGACATAGTAGAGTTTTCTTATGATATATTTATAGGAAATTTTGATACAAAAGTAGGTAAAGGAATAATTGAATTTATAGGTGGAGCATTTTATATAAAAGCTTTTGAAATAGAAAATGAAAAAGTAAATGATACAGAAAATGAAGAATGGTTTTTGTTATATAGTGTAAATGAAGATACATTAGAAGTAATAGGAAATATATATGATAATCCAAATTTATTATAGAAAGGAAAAAATCAAATGAAAACACTAATTAACAAATCGACAAAAGAATATAGATACAATTGCGATAGATGTAATAGAGAGATAAGTTTCAAGGATAAAACAATGAAGCAAATAGATGTTAGATACAATTCGAATGGAGCAAATAAAACTAAAAAGGTATGTGATTTATGCAATAAATGTTTTAAATCATTATTGAATGGAGTAAAAAAAGGAGTAAGAACAAATGATATAAATATTGATACAAATATAAAAATGTGATATAATTAAAGAAAACAGGAGAAAAGCATATGGAAAATGTAGAAATAAATGAATTATGCAACTTTTGTATATGCAAGAAAAACAATTGTAAAAAAATAGAAAGACACAAAGAAGGAAATTGTATGGTTTATAAATGTTTAAACTACTGCTTAGATACGACAAAGATAAAGCCATATCCAAAAGAAACAACAATGAAAAAATATAATTAAAAGGCGAGTATATCTTGCCTTTTTTTATGTAATATGATAAAATAAATATGTAGATATAATGTGGTGGAATAGACAAATAAAGTAGGTAGTTGGTAAAATTGAATAGCTAATTCTTTCACGATTGGCTAAACAAAAATAGTAAACACTGTGAGGTGCAGAATAACGCACTAATATAATTGACCTTAAATAGATTATAGAGTAGTGGCGGAGATATCCCAGTAGATAATTTTAAGTAAAGCTCAAAAGTTATTCATATAAGGTGCAAATCCTTATCTTTATATTTACAGCTGGTATAATTATATTTAGTGATATAGTTAAAAATTTGCGGGGTAAAGGTTACATATATTAATCTGTCACCAGAATTAATAAAAGTCCAACGGTTAGGTGAAAGAATATTTAGAGTGAATCGCTAAATAAAATCCTCTATATCGCTAAATAGAGTTATATAAATAGTATATAGTGATATATTGCCTTATGTGAGAATCAGTCAATGACAAAGAGGTAAAAGTTGCAACTCGATATATCATTATATAGTGTATATATAATTTACATAAAATAAAAAATGGCAAAAACATTGACATATTAGGTGAAACATAAAATTAAGGTGTCGAAAATTACCGAGAAAACACTTTTAAAACGATAAAAATATAATATTATGTAAAGGAAAAGGGAAAATGGATATTTTAACTTGTATATTATGGATCATATTAATTTTAGTATTATCTCCTGTGATAATTGTTGCTGGATTTATAGTATTATCTATTATAGTTGTGATTATAGTAGGTGCATTATGTTTGCCAGTTATAGGATTTGTGAAATTATTAGATTGGATTGAAAGCAAATGAGTAGATTTATAACTGATAATAAAGATGGTACATATCTAATAGATATAGAAAGTATGGAAGTATGCAAATGGAGATATAATGATATATGTTGTAAAGATGAATGTGATTATGTAGCAGATTATCCGAGTATATATTGTAAATGTGAAAACATAAAAGACTGCGAACATTTTGAAAAAGAAGATGGAATAATAGATTAAGGGAAATAATAAATGAATATTAAAAGTATGATAAATATAGCATTAATGCAATTAAGTAATAAATATCAATATAATCTAATAGAAATGAAAACATATAAAAAAGGTAAAAAATATACAAGTATAAAACTAGTTATATATAAGTATGATGAAAAAGAAGAAAATGAAAAGCGTTATTATAAAACATTAGAATTTAACAATGAAAGAGACCTATTAATGAAATTAAAGGAGATGATATAATTGGCAAATACAAAATTAACAGATAAACAAAAAAAGAAAATTATAGCCGATTATGTTGAAAACCAAAACTATTGTGAAACAGCAAGAATGAATAAAGTAGATGAAAGCACAGTAAGAAGAATTATAAAAAATGACAATAATAAAGAAGTAACGAAACTTGCCGAAGAAAAAAAAGAAGAAAACACTAGAGATATACTAGAGTATATGGATAACATTTATGATAAGCAAAAAAAAATAATTGATTTATCACTCGATGTATTAATTCAAAAATTAAAAAAACCTGATATGTTTACAAATGTAAAAGATATAGCAACAGTTTATGGAGTAATATTTGACAAAGCTTTAAAATATAAAGAAGTACAAACAAAAAATAATAGAATTAATAGTAATGATATAAATAATTCATTATTAAATATAGCAACTCTTTTAAATAATCCAGCACAAAAGAGAACAGAACAGGATTTAGAAGATGAATAGTTATGCACCTTTTGATAATGAGCAAACAGAATATATAAATAAAACATTAAATTGCTGGTTTAATGTAGCAGAAGGTGGAAAAAGAGGCGGAAAAAATGTTATAAATGCATTAGCATTTTGTATTAATCTAGAAAACCATCCGAATAAATTACATTTACTTGCTGGGGTATCAATATCAAGTGCTAAAATTAATATATTAGATTGCGATGGCTATGGAATATTAAATTATTTTGAAGGTAGATGCAAAGAAGGAAAATATAAAAATAAAGATTGCTTATATGTTCAAACAGCAACAGGAGAAAAAGTATTATTAATAAGTGGCGGAGCGAAAGATGGAGATGAAAAATACATAAAAGGTAATACTTATGGAATGGCTTATGTAACAGAGGCAAATGAATGCCACCCTAAGTTTTTAAAAGAAGTTATGGATAGAACTTTATCAAGCGAAGATAGAAAAATATTTCACGATTTAAACCCTAAACCACCAGCACATTGGTATTATACTGAAATATTAGCATTTCACGAAGAAAACCAAAAAAATAATAAAAATTATGGCTATAATTACGGACATTTTAATATATTCAATAATCTATCAATAAGTGATGAAAAACTGAAAAAAGTATTATCAACCTATGAAAAAAAATCAATATGGTATAAAAGAGATATATTAGGATATAGAATAGCAAGCGAAGGTGTATTATTTGGAAATATAGCAAATAACCGTGATAGATATATAACAGATAAAAGAAAAGGTGGAATAATAACAACAGGAGTAGACTTTGGAAAAAATGGTTCAAATCACGCATATTGTACACAAGAAATATCAAGAGCGTATGATTATGTGACAGTATTACAAAGCGATGAAAGTGATTGTTCAAAAGCAAATGAACTATATAAAGAAGATGATGGAATAGGTGCAAGATTAAAACAACTAAAAATAGATTTTATAAAACATATCAAAAAAGTATTAAAACAATATCAAAGAATAGATTGTATCTTTTATGATAGTGCTGAACCCGAATTAGGGGACTTACTAATAAGTTCATTAAGAGAAGAAGGATTACATATCCCAGTAAAACAAAGTATAAAAATAGAAATAAAAGATAGAATTTATTTATTTGGAATATTAATAATGCAAGATAGAATTAAATTTATAGATAATCAGACAGAAGAAATAATAAAAGGATTACAGGGAGCAACACAAGATAAAGAAGCAGATGATGATAGATGGCTAGATGATGGAACAAGCGATATAGATATATTAGATGCTTTTAATTATGGAATAGAACATTATTATGCACAATTTATTAGATTATTTACAGGTAAAAAAGTATAGGAGGAAATATAAATGAATAATATTATAATGAAATACTTATCAAGTTTAGGATATAATGTTAGTGCTAATTATTATGGATATATAGAACATTGGAAAAGTTGGTACGAAAACTATGTAAAGAAATTTCACGAATACCACGACCAAAATGGAGAAAAAAGAGAATTGTATAAATTAGGAATGGCAAAAAGAGGTTGTGAAGATTGGAGCAGTATATTATTTACCGAAAGAGATAGTTTAATTTGTTCAAATGCTAATAATCAAACATATTTAGATGAACAATTATTGAATTTAAAATTTAATGATAAAATACCTGAAAATATAGAAGGGGCATTTTGGAGTGGAACATTAGCAACAATAGTTAGAGTGAAAAATGCAAGATTAAAAGGAAAGCAAATAATTGCAGATGAAAATACATATACTGAATTGATAAATGTCACTGCAAATCAAATAGTACCTTTAAGAGTTGATAATGGCAAAATAATAGATGTTGCATTTATAAGCGAAACAACTATAGAAAATAAGAAATCATACTATATAGAAATACACGAACTAAAAAATAATGGTTATGTAATACAAAACAGATATATAGATGAACAAGGAAACGAAATAGAAAACAATACAGTTGCAAAAGAATATGAAACAGGTTCAAAAGTGCCTTTATTTAGCATTTTAAAGCCAAGAATAGTAAACAATATTGAAGATAATAACGGAATGGGAATAAGTGTGTATGCAAATGCAATAGACCAGTTAAAAGCCTGTGATATAGCATATAATAACTTTGTAAAAGATATTGAACTAGGTGGAAAGAAAATATTTTATAATAAAAAGTTGGTAAAATATGAAATAAGAACTTTTACAGATAACGAAACAGGAGAAACAGTAACAAAAGAAATTCCAATATATCCGGATGACATAACAAAACAACAATTCCAAGTATTGGGAGATGAAATGGATAGTGCAAACGAAAGCCCATTAATTACTGAACACAATCCTGATTTAAGAACAACAGCAAATGAAGAAGGAAACAACTTTGCTTTAAATTTATATGCTTTTAAAATAGGATTAGGAAAAGGATATTACAGATTTGAAAATGGAACTGTTGTTACTGCTACTCAATATTTAGGAGAAAATAAAGATTTAGTAGGAAATGCTAAAAAACATAGAAGTGCATTAAATGAATATACAATAGGAATTGCAAAAGCAATATTATTGTTAGGCAGATTATTATTCAAACAACCTGTAACAGAAGAAGATGAAATAACATTAACAGATAAAGATGGATTTTTAATAAGTGATGAAGAATTGCAAGACAGATATAGACAAGATTTACAAGCAGGATTAATGAGTAAAAAGAGTTACTTAATGAAAGCGAGAAATATGACAGAACAACAAGCAGAACAAGAATTAGCACAAATAAACGAAGATAATCCAAGTATTAGTGATTTAATTGGAAGTAAGGTGGAAGAATAAATGAAAGAAACTTATTTAACATTTGAAGAACTAACGTATTTAATAAATAAATATAAAATACCACATAATGTAAGATTACAAAGTGATAGTGGCTGGGAGTGCAATGAAACAGATATGTGTGGCATTTATTATAACAAAGAAAAAAATATAATTATATTTACTCAAACATTTGATAAGTTTGAAAGAGAATATACAGAAGAAAATGGTTGGACAAAATTAATAAACTAAAATATATATAAGGAGGACTAGTATGGCTGATGAATTATTTACTTATGTTCCAAAAGAGTGGGAAACAATAACAATACCAATGAAAGAATATAAAGAATTATTAATAATAAAAGGCAAATATGAAGAATTGAAAGAACAACAGATACAAAAACTTAATTATCAAGTAAATAGAAATTTAACAAATAATGATTTAAAAGAATTTTCAGCAAAACAAGTTCCAAATATTAATTATTAGATAGGAGGTAACCTTCTATGCTAGATGATAGAATAATAAATGTACTTGTGGAACGATTAGTTAATCGTATAGAACAGGGAAACACTTATATATTAGAAGAAATAGGAAATTGTATAAAACAAATAGGAACATTAACACCAAGCAAGGCTCAACAATTAGCTCAAATATTAAAATATGGTGGAAACTATGATAAAATAGCAAAGAAATTAGCACAAATAACAGAATTAAATGTAAAAGATATATATGATCTATTTGACAATGTAGCAAAAGAAAATCAAGTCTTTGCAAAACAATTCTATGACTATAGAAACATTAAATATATACCTTATGAAAAAAATATTGCATTGCAAAACCAAGTAAGAGCATTAGCAAGTATAACAGCAAATGAATATATAAATTTATCAAGAACAACGGCATTTGTAAAAAAAGATATATATGGAAATTCGATATATACTAATTTGACTGAAACATATAGAAATGCAATAGATGAAGCCGTATTAAATGTAAGTCAAGGTAAGACAGATTTTAATTCAAGTATGTATAAAACAATAAAAGAATTAGGAGAAAGCGGAATAAGAACAGTAGACTATCAAAGCGGTTATTCAAGAAGAATGGATAGTGCAGTAAGAATGAATATGCAAGGAGCGTTAAGAAATCTATCTAATACATTGCAAGAACAATTTGGAGAAGAATTTGGAGCAGATGGTGTAGAAATATCAGTACACAGTAATCCTGCTGAAGACCACGAAGAGGCACAAGGCAGACAGTTTTCAAATGATGAGTTTAAAAAATTACAGGAAGATGGAGTTGCAACAGATTATAAAGGAAAAGTAATAGATTTACATAAAGAACAAAAAGATGGAAAATCTGTATCATTTAGACCAATTTCAGAGTATAATTGTTATCATTATATTTTTAGTATTGTATTGGGAATAAGCAAGCCAAATTATAATGAAGAAAAGCTAGAACAAATAAACAAAGAAAATCACAAAGGATTTGAATTAGATGGAAAACATTATAGTATATATCAAGGTACACAGTTACAAAGAAAGTTAGAAACTGAAGTAAGAAAAGCAAAAGACACACAAATAATAGCAAAAAAAAGTGGAAACAAAGAGTTAGTCGATGAAAGTCAAAAAAGAATAACTCAACTAACACAAAAATATAATGAATTGTCAAGTGTAAGTGGTTTACCGACTAAAGTCGAAAGAATGCGTGTTTCAGGATACAAAAGAGTAAATGTAAATAAAATGTAAAAGAAAGGATTGATTTGATTATGAAAGATATTGAAATTAAAATATCAAAAGAAACAAGAATGGTAGACTTAACAAAAACTATTATAGGTAACGATAGCGAAAATTTGCAAGGTAATTTAATATTTTCATTTATAGATGAATTTGTAAATGGAACAGGTAGATTAGAGTACCAAATTAATAACGAGAATGGCTATATAATACTTTTAAAACAAGATGAGACATATTATATACCTATTAAATCTATATTGACTAAAAAAGGTCAAATAAATATGCAGTTAGTCATTACAGAGGGAACAAGTGAAGAAGAAATACCAGTATTCAAAAGTAATGTATTTTATATGACTTGCAACAAGTCAATAAATGCAGAAATAGAAGCACCTGACGAATATAATCAATGGATAGATATA